CCCGGACTACCTGCTCGAACTCTCCAAGACCGTCCCGTCCCTCCGCTCGGTGATCAACGGCACCGTCGACTTCATAGTCGGTGACGACGTGGTCATCCAGTCCCTCGACAAGGAAGGATCCCGCCAGCCCGGCGTTATGAACGCGAAGGGCGACACCATCCGCGACCAGGTGGAGGATATCGCCCGCGACTACGAGACCTACGGAGGCTTCGCCCTCCAGGTGGTCCGCTCCGTCACCGGCAGGATTGTCGACATCTACTACTGCGACATCCGCTTCCTCCGCTCCAACAAGGACAACACCGTCTTCTACTACTCCGAGAAGTGGGGGCAGTCCCGCCGCAAGGTCATCGAGTACCCGGCCTTCATGCACCTCCCGGAGAAGGAGTGGTCCAAGCTCGAAGAGGACGAGCGGAACCGCAACCTCTCCAGCATCCTCTACGTGAAGAACAACCACACCCAGGTCTACCCGCTGCCGGTCTACTGCGCCGCCGTCAAGGCCTGCGAGATAGAGCGCTGCATCGACGACTACCACCTCAACGCCATCTGCAACGGCTTCGCCCCTTCCGCCGTCATCAACTTCAACAACGGCCAGCCCTCCGACGAAATCAAGAAGGAAATCGAGAAGGACGTCAACGAGAAATTTGCCGGGCACGCCAACGCGGGCCGCATAATGATCAGCTTCAACGATAATAAGGACGTGGCCGCCACCATCGACACGGTGAAGACGGAGGACTTCGGTGAGCGCTACAAGGCCCTCGCCAACCACTCCCGCCAGCAGATCTTCACCGCCTTCCGCGCAAACCCCAACCTCTTCGGTATCCCCACCGAGAACCTCGGCTTCTCCCAGGAGGAGTACGAGAGCGCCTTCAAGCTCTACAACCGCACCTGCATCAAGCCGGTGCAGCGCATCATCTGCGACGCCTACGACCGTATCTACGGAACCGCTGGCGTCCTCACCATCACCCCCTTCTCCCTGGAATCCGGGGAGCGCAAAGTTCAGTAATTATGGCAACGGAAATCCTACTCACCAGCGAGTCCTTCGTGAAGGACGTCTCCAGTATCAGCGACAACCTTGCCGGGAAGTACCTGCGCCCCTCCATCCGCGAGGCCCAGGAGGTGAAGTACCGGGGAATAGTGGGCGACACCCTCCTCGCCAAGCTCAAGGCCCTCGTGGCGGACGGATCTATCAACCAGGACGCCAACTCTAACTACAAGGACCTCGTGGACCGGAGCCAGTACCTTCTGGCCTTCCTCGCCATCACCGAGGTCTGCATGAAGGTCTCCTTCAAGGTCGTCAACGCGGGCGTCGTCCAGACCGGCGACGAGAACGTCACCCAGGCACCCACCGACGACGTCTCCGCCATCCGCTCCTACTACCAGGCGAAGGCGGACAGCGCCACCCTCGACCTCCAGAACTACCTCCTCAACAACTGGAGCCTCTTCCCTGAGCTCAACCAGGGGGACTACCATCGCATCCACTCGAACCTCTACAGCGCGGCCTCCTGCGGCATCTTCCTGGGCGGCCCGCGCGGCAAACGTATCCGGTAAGCTATGAACCTGCAGCAGACCATACGGGCAATCGAGAACGCTGCCGCAGCGCAGCCAAACGTGGCCACCATCGTCCGCAACGACATCTTCCGTCTCAACGCGGCCCCGGCGGTCAGCTACGGCGTCTTCGCGTGGCTCCAGGGAGAGCACACCACCAGCGCCGACTCCTCGCTCATCACCTTCAACTTCACCTTCTTCTACGTCGACCGCCTCACCGCCAACAAGGCCAACGAGATCCAGATCCAGAGCCAGGGTATCGAGACTCTGGAGAACATCCTGCGAACCCTGGACGGGCTGGGCCTCTACAACGCCGGCATCGCCGCCTACCGTACCTTCAACCAACGCTTCTCCGACGAGTGCGCCGGTGTCTACGTGACGGTGGCCCTGGAGACGGTGAAGGACGCCATCTGCCCGGAGATCTTCAGCGACACAACCAATAAGGACATCAACTTCATATAATCATGGAAAAGACAAAGAAAAACACCGCACAATTCTGGCTGGGCTTTATTATCACCATAGCCGGGATCGGCTTGCTCTTCCTGGGCGCCCTTATGCCTCCGGGAGGCGAGATACACCCTACGCTCCTGGTGGCCTTCGGTGAGGTCGCAACCTTCGCCGGTGCCCTGGTGGGCGTCGACTACCACTACAAGTACCGAATCCACGCCCTGGAGGAGGAGACCGCAAGACTCAAAACACAAGAATAATATGGCAAAAATCCTCGTATCAGGTGAGCAGCCCTTCCAGGTAGGGGCTCCCCTTTTCTGCATCGGCCAGACAGCGGACGGCTACACGCTCAACTACTCCGCCGACGGCGTCAACTGGACACCCTGGGAAGAGATGACGGCAGCGGACACCGACACCGTCGTCACCAACGCCGCAGCGGGTATGTACTTCAAGCTCGCGGGTAACACCTCCGACAACGTCCCCGTAACTTGGTAAGGCTATGGTGATAGATCTCGCAACCATCAACCTCGCGGGTACCGGCATCAAGCTCGCCGGTATCCGCCTCGGTTCCTTCTTCGGGAAGGAAGGCTGGGGCGCGGAATATCTCGACACCGACTTCAACGAGGACTTCCGCATAGAGGCTTCGACTGAATAATCAAACAACAAGGTAATATGGCAAACTACGCAACACTCAAGGCGGCCATCGCCGCCGACATCAAGACCAACGGGGTGCAGGCTATCACCGGCGCAGTCCTCCAGCAGGTGCTGCTCGACATCGTCAACACCCTCACCGGCGGCGGCTACCAGTTTGGTGGTATCGCTGCTCCTTCGGATCCCTTCTCCGCTACCGACGCCAACGTGGCCTTCCTCGCCTCAGCTGCGGGCACCTACACCAACTTCGGCGGCGCGGTCCTGGACGGAGAGACCTACCACCTCCTCGTCTACAACAACGGCTCCTGGAGCAACGTCGACCTCAAGCTCTCCACGACTCCGATCAACCGGGACTTCGGTCACTACGCCTCCAGCTCCAACGTCACCCTCTCCCAGGCCGTCAGCGGCAAGTACGTCGACAAGGACTCCGCCCAGGAAGTGAGCAACGCTTCCTACGGCATCTCCTCGCCCATCACCCTGGCAGCCGGAGACATCCTCCTGGTGCCCTCCGCCAGCGCGGTCCTCGCCGCCTGCTCGGTCGTCTCCAGGAAGGTGACGAACACCTACAACAAGCCCATCGTCTACACCTACACCTACGACGCGCTCGGAAGGGTGGCCACCGCCACTGCGGACTACGACTCCTCGCTCGTCTACACTGCCCACTACCCGGACGACGACGCTGCCAGCCCTGACTACTGGACCATCGGCGGCGATATGGTGGCAAGCCTCCCGGCAACCCACTCCGTCACCGAGTCCTTCTACGAGCCCCTCGTCAAGCAGTCGGTCGCAGGTATGCCCTCCGGCGGCTACTACGTGTACCTCGCCCCCGTCACTATGGACGTCGTCATCTCCGGCTTCACCGCCACCGTCAACGGAGGCGTCGCCATCAAGGTCGGCTGGGGAATCTTCAAGAACATCGCCACCAACTTCGTCGGTTTCGACAAGCAGAGGGTGATCGCCGAGGCCTTCGCCGTCCTCTTCTCCGCAGTGAGCGGCCTGGAGGACAAGCTGGCAAACGGCCTGAACTCCCTGAAGGTGGACGAGCTCACCATCGGACGCAAGCTCTCCGGCCTCATCGCCGAAGGAAACCACTACCTCGTCAGCGGTGGCGCACCCTCCGCCTCCATCATCCCGGACGGCTGGGACTACGACACCTACGGCGAGTGGACCGGCATCCCCCAGTATCGCGGCCAGGAACTCTACGACCGGGTGAACAAGATCTGGTACAAGGCCAACGACACCACCGCAGTGTCCGACTGGGCACGTATTTCCAACGCTTAACAAGTAACGAGATATGGCAAACCTTTTCAATTACCCCAGCAGGGCGGCATACGTGGCAGACACCTCCCGCCCTGCCCAGCAGAGCTCCGTCAGCTACGACGGCAGCGAGACAATCGTGGACGGCAGGAACGTCATCCTCCCCTTCACTCCCGCCAACTGCGAGGTCGGCGATATGGTGATCTACGACACCCTGGAGAACAAGAAGAAAATCCTCAAGTGGGCAAGCTACTACGCCGGTACCTTTGACGCTTCCCGCTACATCAAGAGCAACGCCGTCTTCGTCGGCTTCCAGGGAAGGAGGGCTCTCTTCTTCGCGGTGGCCAACGCGGCCAGCGCCGCCCAGAAGTGGGCCTGCGCCTGCTACTTCCGCCTCACCGGCCTCGACCTCACCGTCGACGGATCCTTCACCTTCAACACCTACTACTCCAGCGCAGCGCACAACGACAACGTCGTCAGCTGGGAAGCGGGTGCAACCCTCGCTTCCGTCGTGACCACGATGAACAGCCTCGGCCTCAACGCCTCCTACTTCAAGGCTGCGGCCCTCGCCGACGGCACCGGCATCGGCATCCAGGTGGACTATCCCACCACCGCCACCGTATCCAACATCTTCTCCCTCACCGCCCAGAGCGGCGGAGCAGCTGACGCGGAGGTGGAGTATATGAACCAGTACGACGGGAACGACGCCGTCTTCCAGTATATGAACACCGGGAGCGTCATCCCCGGCAGGAAGGCCGCGACCACCTCGGTGCTGCGTCGCAACGGTAACATCCTCAGCTACGGGGGCGCCCATTACGACAAGTTCTACGACTACTACAAGACCAACGGCAGCGCCACCTTCGTCGCGGAAAGTACCGCCGCGCCTATGAACAAGGCCTGCTTCGACGCCCTCGCCTCCTCGGTAGTGGAAGCGGAACTCGCCCTCTACAACAAGTACGACGGCGACTACGGCAAATACATCAAGGCGGCGATGGTCTCCGAGGAGACTCTTCGCGGCGTGATGGGCCTCTGGTACGACGGAGAGGTGGAGCAGACCGCCATCCTCGGCCAGATCCTGACGAAGGACTACGACGAGAACGTTATCCCCGCCTTCCCGGCCTGCTACTACGCCTACCGCTTCGGTGTCAATACTCCCGGAGTCACCACCGGCTTCGAGGCCGGCCAGTGGGGAAGCCCCACGCCCTGGCAGATCGTCAAGATCATCAAGCAGGTGGGACTGAACGCCAGCAACAAGACCACCCTGAACCTCGCCATCGAGAAGTTCAACCCCTCCGGGACCTTCTACGGCAACGGCTCCTATTTCTGGACTTGTGCGGAGTACTCGGCTAACGCTGCCTTCTATTACGTTGGCAACAGTGGCAGTCTCCTCAGCAACATTAAGAACCTTACCAACGTCAGCCGCGCTCTCCTGGCTCTTGTCTTCGATTAAAACCTTAACCCTTCCCCTGGGCCTTCCAAAGCCCAGGGGATAACCCTTTGAGTAATGGCAGACACACGAGGCCTCCAGGTCAACAAGGACATCTATGACTTCGAGACCATAATCTACGCGGTGTACGACAGCCTCCCCGTCAAGCACAAGCACACCCTCAGCGAGCTCCTCCTGAAGGGCGTGCTGGAGATGCGTCACCACGCCAACCTCGCCTGCCATTACTATAAGGGGGAACTCCAGAGGAAGGCGGAGCTCTTCTCCCTGGCGCTCGGCTTCTGCGCCGACGTCCAGGACTCCCTGGATCACCTCTCCGACCTGGGGCTGATCAGCGACAAGCGGAAGGCTATGCTCGACGAGAGACTCGACGGAATAAAGGGCCAGCTTTCGAGGCTGGTGAACTCTTTCAGTAAACAAATCAACAAAGGGGCGGAACACCGTGAGTACGCAAGCGGTGGCGACTCAATTCTTCAAGAGGAGGGATAACTGCTATGCTTTATAGTAGTCGCATCACTATATCCCACATACTCCCTTGTGCGGAGTACTCGGCTAACAATGCCTTCAATTACAATGGCAACAATGGCAATCTCAACAACAACAATAAGAACAATACCAACAACAGCCGCGCTCTCCTGGAACTTGACGGATTGCAAGCCAGTCTCGAAAGCCAGCCCTTTCCTATAAGCGAGTTCTACAGCGTCTACCGCCAGACAAGGCAGCACAAGGCCAACAAACCTTCCCACCTCCTCTTCCGGCTCGACTATCCCCGCCACCTCCGGGATATCTGCCGGAAGGTAAACGAGATGGACTACCAACCTACCACATCCATCGGCTTTATCATTACGAACCCCAGGGTGCGCGAGGTGATAGCCGCCGACTTTAGCGACCGCGTCGTCCAGACGCTCCTGGTCCGCGAGATCCTACCGCACCTGGAGGAAGTCGAGCACCCGCATAGTTACTCCTGCAGGGTGGGAAAGGGGTGCCTTGCGGCGGTCCAGCGCCTCCAGGAACTGAACGACAAATACAAGGACGGCTACGTCTGCTTCCTGGACCTTGCGAACCACTTCATGAGTATCGACACCGAGCTCTGGACTCCGAGGGTGCAGGCCTTCATCGACGAGCACTACGAGGCGGGCGACCGCTGCGAAATTCTCAAATACCTGGCGGACCGGATCTACCGGCACCGGCCCGGCGACGACTTCATCCGCAAGTCGCCCATCTGGATGTGGAAACTCCTCCCGGCGAGGAAGTCGCTGCTACCACCGGCAACCTCCCTTCCGGGCCGCAATCCCGCCAGCGGCGTCCCCATCGGAAACGTCACATCGCAGGCGCTCTCGAACTTCGTCACCACCGGCTACCTGAACTACGTGGACGCCGTAGGCTTCGAGTTCGCCTTCTATACCGACGATAACGGCATCTTCTCGGATGACAAGGAGAAACTCCTGGCCTACATCCCGCTCATCCGGGAGCACCTCTGGGAGGACGCCCACCTCAAGCTCCACCCGGACAAGCTCTACTTCCAGGAGGTCCGCAAAGGCTTCAACGCCCTGGGCTTCCGGATCAAGCGGAACAATATCACCCCCTCCAAGCGTCTTGTGCATAATTTCAAGCGCCTGGTGGGCTTTCTTCTCCTCATCGTTGAGGATGACGTGCGAAACCTTTACCTCTACCGGGACAAGGCGATGGAGCGCCTGAACTCCACGCTCAGCATCCTCGCCTGGTCCCACTCCTACAACATCCGCCAGGAGCAGATTGCCCGCCTGCAGGAGTCCAGGTGGGCGCAGATATTCATCTTTCACGACGGCTTCAAGAAGGTGACCATCAAGCCCTCGAAAACCCGCCGGGCCTACTTCTTCCGCCGTAACCGGCTACGCAAGCAACAATCACTTAAATACTACACACTATGAGCACTCAAGAAAACATCAGCGCCCTGGAGTCCCGTCAGCTGGAACTCCTCGCCATTATGGCGTCCTCCGACGCCCACGCCGCCAAGTGCGCGAAACTCTCCAAGAAGTTCTCCACCCAGTACCCGGAGGAGTACCAGGAGTACCTCGCAGCCAACGAGGAATACAACGCCAACGAGATCACCCTTGCCGACCTGAAGGCCGCCAGGGCTGCAGAGCTGGAGGCCCTGGAGACGGCAGAGGCGGAGACGCCCGCCGAGTAATATGTGGCACGTCCTCATAGATCCGGGGCACGGTAGGGAGACGCCGGGGAAGAGATCCCCGGCTGCTACCGCCGGGCTGCTCGACGATCCGCTCTGCTTCTTCGAGTACGCCTCCAACCGCGAGCTCGCCGGTATGGTCGGCTCCCTGCTCGCCTTCCAGGGCATAGACGTCCACATCCTCGTCCCGGAGGAGTGGGACGTTCCCCTGAAGGAGCGCACCCGTCGCGTCAACGAGTACTGCCGCAAGTGGGGCGTGGACCACACCCTCCTCCTCTCCATCCACACCAACGCAGCGAAGAGCGGCAAGGTCTGGACCGACGCGAGGGGCTGGTGCGCCTTCACCTCTCCGGGGAAGACGAAGGCCGACCTCCTCGCCACCGAGATGTACAAGCTCGCCCTGGTGGAGTTCTACGATCCGAACCGGGAGTACATCCACACCTTCTACCTGGGCGGTGCCCAGAAGCCGGTGCGCTGCGACTGGTCGGACGGGGACGAGGACAAGGAGGCCTGCTTCTGGATGCTCACCCAGACGAACTGCCCGGCGGTCCTGGTGGAGAACTTCTTCCAGGACAACAAGCTCGACGTCGCCTACCTCAAGAGCGACAAGGGCAAGGGCTCGTGCGCCTACGTTATGAGCGAAGGAATCCTCAACTACATCGCCAAATATGGAACGAAGTGAGAATAACAACCCCCGCATCGATTTCCTGGCGGCCCTTGTCGGTTCGCTGGTCTTTCTCGTCTTCCTCTTCACCGTATCTGCGTGCTCCCCGCGTATCGTGGAGCGGATCATCGTGCAGAGGGACACCACCTACATCTACAAGGTGCAGGTGGACAGCGTCTACCAGCGCGACTCCATCCTGGTGCGCGAGAAGGGGGACACCGTTTTTATTTACAAGGAACACGTCCGCGACCGGTATCGATATATCCACGATACTCTTCGGCTGGTCCGCGTCGATAGTGTGGCCGTAGAGCACGAAAAGGTGGTCGAGGTGGAGAAACCCCTATCCAAGTGGAAAACCGCCAAAATTGGGGCTTTCTGGTACCTCTGCGGAGCTCTCCTGCTCTGCCTTCTCTGGATATTCCGTAAACCCTTACTAAAACTGCTACAATTATGAGAAACATCTGGAACAAGATTGTGCAGTGGATCCTGCACCTCCCCGCCGACAAGCGCCTGCACTTCGTCGCCGGTTTTATCGTCGCCGCCTTCTTCGGCATCTCCATCGGCTGGCCCTGGGTAATCGTGCCCGCCTTCATCGCCGGGCTCCTCAAGGAGGTCTACGATATCGTCACCACCAAGATATGGGAGTGGGGCGACCTTCTCGCTACCACCCTGGGCGGCTTGCTCTGCCAGATCTTCGTCGGCCTCGGCATCTGGTGGGGAAATATTATAATATAGGGCGGGGTTTGTCGGATGGACTGCCGCTCTATCACGGGGAGAGTCTTCGGGCTCTCCCTTTTTGCATAAAAAATCCACCCCGGACTTCGCAGCCAGGGGTGGGAGTTAGTAGTGAAGTGATTTAGTCTCACTGCGAAGATAGCCAAAATTTGGAAATTTCAACGCATCCGCAGGAAAATTTCACCCCAAAAGTGGAAATTTCTGCACTTTTTTGAAAAATTATTTGGAAAATTCAAATAAAAGGGTTAACTTGCACCCCAGAAAGTTGAACAATTAAACCTTTACACCATGACACAGCAAGAATTTGAAAAGATCACCGGCACCGAAG